GTGTATCTTCTACAGAGAGTGTAACCACTGGAATTAATAGTTTCTTTGGTTCATATACCTTTGGTAAATTGAGTGGAGTTACTAGAGATAGTGATCCACATTCATTCAGTATTGTTTCTGATAATGGGATAACAGGACTTTCAACTGCTCCTGTAATCAGACGAATTAAAAACGTCAAGCGTTCTTACTAAATAAAGAAAAAAAGTCTAAGTAAATGTCTGCGATTATAACAGATCAATTGAGGGTCTTGAATGCTGCTAATTTTGCTGCTGGCATCAAGACTACCACTAATAGTTATTATAGTTTTATAAATCTACCCAATGCCACTGATGTTCAGTCAGATTGGGATACTAATGTTCCTGATCCTAAGGATTCTTTTCATCAGGAAGATAGGTATTGGGATACTATGATTGCATTGAAGAAGATAGGTGCTGGTGATGTAAAAAGGGTTATAAGAAAAATTAGTTGGACATCTGGTACAACTTACGATTATTATAGAGACGATTATAGTAGAGATAATACTGCTGGACAAACTGGTGCATCAAACTTATATGGTGCAAACTATTATGTAATGAATAGTGACTATAGGGTTTATATTTGTGTTGCTAATGGTTTTGATCCAGATAACTTATTAGGTAAACCGTCTCTTGATGAACCTCTTCACACAGATTTGGAACCAAAGGCTGCTGGTACTAGTGGTGATGGTTATCTTTGGAAGTATCTCTATACTATTAACCCTGGAGATCTTATCAAATTTGAATCAACTAATTTCATCCCAGTTCCTGACGATTGGACAACTACCACTAATGCTAATATCACTGCCGTAAGGGGTAATGCTGCACTTTCTGGTAACCTGTTAAAGAACGTTGTTATTACTAATAGGGGTGCTGGTTATGGTAATGCTGCTACTTACACAAATGTACCTATTAATGGTAATGGAACAAATGCTAAATGTTCTGTAACTGTTAATGCTGCTGGACAGATATCTGCTGTTAGTATTACTCAAGGTGGTGATGGATATACTTATGGTACTGTTGATTTAGAATCAGGTGGTGTCACTAATACCTCTGGTAGTACTGATGCTGTTTTTAATGTCATTATTCCACCTCAAGGAGGACATGGTGCGGATATATATCGTGAATTGGGAGCAACTAGAGTCCTAGTTTATTCTCGTATTGAAAATGATGATTCTAACCCAGACTTTATAACTGGTAACCAGTTTGCAAGGGTGGGACTTGTTAAAGATCCAGAAGAACATGGTTCAACAACAATTGTTAGTTCTACTCAAGCAAGTGCTGTATATGCATTACGGTTAAGTGGTGCTGGTGTAACTGCTGCTACATTTACTGCTGATGCTAGAGTTCGTCAAACAGTTGGTGTAGGTTCTACTGCTGTTGGACAAGTTGTTTCTTGGGATGCAACTACAAGAGTTCTTAAATATTGGCANTCCAGTGCTCTTTCTGGATTTACCACTGCAGGTATTGCTAAAACAAATCCTGAGTATGGATTTGAATTGCATGACTTTACTGCAAGTCCTCCTACTGGAGGAAGTTTGACAATTAGTGGTGGTTCAGTTGATTTGGGTATTGATACCTCCTTTACGGGTATAACCACTGTAATAAATAATAAGACGTATAACCTTGGGCAGTCATTTACATTAGGTGTTGCCCCACCAGAAGTTAAAAAATATTCTGGAGAGATTATATACGTTGATAATAGGGCATCTATCACGAGATCCACTAATCAAAAAGAAGACATCAAAATCATTGTAGAGTTCTAAAAAATGCCACAGGAAACGAATCTAAACGTTAGTCCATATTTTGACGATTTTGATGCGGCTAATGATTTCCATAAAGTCCTCTTTAAACCTGGTTTTCCAATACAGGCGAGAGAATTAACGACTCTGCAGTCAATACTGCAAAATCAGGTTGAAAAATTTGGAGACCATATCTTTAGAGAAGGTTCTAAAGTAATACCAGGACAATTATCATACCAGTCTGAATATTATTCAGTACAGGTTGAAGCAGGGTATTTTGGTATCCCAGTATCTTTTTATGCTGATAAGTTAATAGGAAAGAGGATTAANGGAGACGTTTCTGGAGTTACAGCAAAGGTTGTTGATTATATAACTGAAGAANCTTCTGATAATGGTAATTTAACTTTTTTCCTTCAATATGAAAAGTCTTCTACATCTTTTAGTGGACAAACTTTTCAAGATGGAGAAACTCTTTTAACTTTATCTTCGATTACATATGCAAATACTGTAATTGCGGGAAATGAAGGATTTGCAAATACTATTCCATCTGGTTCTACTGCGACAGGTTCTGCTGTTCAGATTACAGAAGGTGTTTATTTCCTTAGAGGTAATTTTGTAAGAGTACCAACTCAGACTCTTATTCTAGATCAATATACTAATACTCCTTCTTACAGAGTTGGATTATCAGTACAAGAAGAAATTATAACTGCAGGTGCAGATGAATCTCTATATGATAATGCTAAAGGATTTAATAACTTTGCTGCTCCTGGTGCAGATAGACTTAAAATATCTGCTGTTTTAGCAAAGAAACAAATTGATGAATTAAATGATGACAACTTTGTTGAGATAATGCGTCTCAATGAGGGAGTTAAGGAATTTTTCCAAGATGATGCTCAACACTCTATTATTAGAGATGCATTAGCTAAAAGAACATTTGATGAATCTGGTAACTATTACGTAAAACCATTTACAGTTAAAGTTAAAGAATCTTTAAACAATAGACAAGGAAATAAGGGAGTTTATTTACCAGGACAAACTACTCAAGATGGTAATACTCCATCTTCAGATTTGATGATATATCAAATCTCTCCAGGTAAAGCATATGTTCGTGGATATGATATCCAAACAATTAGTAATACTAACCTTGATGTTCCTAAAGCTAGAACTACTAAGGAANTAAAGGATNTTGGTTTAGATTTTAATACTGGTACTCAATTTATTGTTAATAGAGCATTTGGTGCTCCTAACGTTGGATTAGGAACAACATCATATGTTTCTTTGAGAAGTCAAAGAATTGGTGTAACTAGTGAAACTGCTGCTGGTACAGAAATTGGTAAAGCAAAAGTATATAATTTTACTGCAGAATCAGTAAATCTTAAANCNTCTGATCANGATCANAATGAGTGGGATTTACGTTTATTTGACATCCAAACATACACAACTTTAGGAATTAGCACTGACATCAATATTTCCCTACCAGCACGTATTACAGGCGATTCTAGCGGTGCTGAGGGGTTCCTGGTAAGTGCTGTAGCAGGAGGCACAGAACTCACTCTTTATGGTAATAATGGTAATTTTGCCAAAGATGAGTCATTTAAGGTTAATGGTAATGATGTTGGCCCTATCATTAAGACAATTAGGGATTATGGATTAAATGATGCATTCTCTGTTTACTCAAATCCTGGAGTAGGACAAACATTTAATGCTGACTTTAAGTTAACTCATTCATCAACACCAAGAAATAAATCATTTATTGGTAATACTCCAACATTTACAATTACACCTGGAAATCAAGGGATTTCTACTGTAACAAGTCCTGGTAATAATTTTGCTGGTATTGTTACAACTGGTGATTATGTTTCTTATGGTGGCACTACTNCCGATGCTTCTCTTAANAGAGTTACTGCTNTTTCTGCTGATGGTTCAAATATAACTGTTGCNGCNGCTACATCAGTTTCTGGTATATTCAATGGACAACTTCCAGGTGTTAATGATGTTGTAACTAATTCTTTACAACTTCGTTATCTTGATTCTTCATTAAAAGATGATAACAGTTTCTATACAAAATTACCAAAATCAAATGTAAGTGATATTGATATACTTAATTCTGATATTATAGTTAAGAAGCAGTTTAGAAATGTAACTGTATCAGGTAGTGAGATTTCTGATTCACAGTTCAGTATAGGGGCAGACTTTACGTTTATGCCATTTACTCCACAGAGATATGTTGTCTCTTATGGAGATGGTTCTCATGAACCTCTTACTGCTGATCAAGTACAGATTAATAATGCTAGTAAAACTTTAAATTTTGTTAATCTTTCAGTAGGTGCAGACACTCAAACTAGAGTTAGTGTAACTCTTAAGAAAGTAAATCCATCATCAAAAGAGAAAAGATGGACTACAGGAACAACAGTTATTACTAGATCTAATTTAGTAGGTTCTGGTACAACAAATCAAAGCCTTCAAAATGGATTAACATATAGTAATCTATATGGAACTAGGGTTGAAGATAAGGAGATTTGTTTAAATGTACCTGATGTTGAAAGAGTTATAGGGGTATATGAATCAAATGATATGACAGATCCTGATCTGCCATCAATCACATTATCTTCATTATCAGGACCTAATGGAACAACAGCAGATTTAACCGTAGGTGAGGAAATTATATCGACTGACGGTGGTGTTGCTGTAGTTGCTGAGATAATAAATTCTACCAAAATTGGTATTGCATATCTTAATGATACTAAATTTAATATTGGAGATATAGCAACTTTCCAATCTTCTAGTATACAAGGAACTGTAACTGCATTTACTATAGGTGATAGATTACTTTCATCTAAGTATGAAGTTGATAATGGACAACGCACCTCTTTCTATGACTATTCTAGAATTGTTAGGATAGGAAATGAACCAGCACCTACACGTAGGTTAAAGATTGTATATCGTTATTATGTGGTTCCTTCAACTGATGAAGGAGATATCTTCAGCATTAATAGTTATGATGCTGCTCGTTATGATGATGATATTACATATTTGGGTGTTGATGATAATGAAAGATTGACTGATTTTATTGATATACGTCCTAGAGTTTCAACTTATGATCCATCTACTGCAACAAAATCTCCATTTGAATTTGATTCAAGAGATTTTACAGGAAATGGACAAACATCTCCAAACATTCTTTCTGATGATGAAACTTTAAATATAACATTTAATTATTATATTGGAAGAATTGATAGGTTATTCTTAACTACTAATGGTTCTTTCCAGTTACAAACTGGTACTCCATCCGAATCTCCAACTCCACCAGACAGTTTAAGTGGAGCTTTAGATGTTGGAACATTGTATATCCCTGCATATACTTTTGAAGCTCAGCAAGTTAAATCATATCTTAAGACATATAAGCGATATCAGATGAAAGATATCAGCAGAATTGATAATAGAGTTAAAAATCTAGAATATCATACTGCTCTTAGTTTACTTGAAACTGATACTAAAAATATGTCCATCAAAGATGCTGATGGATTAGATAGATTTAAGTGTGGATTCTTAGTAGATAATTTTAAAGATTCATCTGTTCAAAGTAAAAGTGATCCAGATTTCAATGCTTCTATTGATGTGAATAATGGTGTATGCCGTCCCGCACATTATACAACGGCAGTTGATTTGTTATTAGGAACAAATACAATTATTGGTGTTGGACAAACTGCAGATACATCACAAGATTTTGCTTTTGCAAATGATTTAATCGGAAGTGGATGCCGTAGAACAGGTGATTTAATTACTCTTGATTATACTGAACTTGCTGCTATTCAGAACTCATATGCATCTAGAACAGAAAATGTTCAACCTTTTGCTGTAGTTTTCTGGAATGGAAATATGGAGATAAACCCATCTTCTGATGTTTGGGTTGATACTAGAAGAACTGATGCACGTAATGTTAATATCGAAGGTAATTTTGAAGATGTAATAGAAGAAAACGGTGCAGATCCAAATACTGGATTAATTTCAACCGTTTGGAATTCATGGCAAACTGATTGGGTTGGTGTTGATGTACAAGG